AACTATTGTAAATGGTGTTACTCAAGATGAATGCTATAAAAAAGTTTTAGACATAGTAAAGAGTGAATACTTTTGGTGTATAAACAGTGACGCTGATTTGTTAGATGAATTTCAATTACAATACACACCAGACTTGTTTAGACGTAATCATGTTCATGTTTGGCAAAAACTTAATCCTGTTAGCAACTTACCTTACATCTATGATGGTGTAAAACTTGTGCCTAAGAACTATGCACTAGCAGTCAAAGATACTGATACAAATGGTAATAACTATAGTAAGAATACTTTTGGTAAGTTACAAAACGTGAAACGTGCAAGGGCAAGTAAAGATGTTCCATTTGATGTTGTGATGCTTACATATTTTGAACCAAATGCAGATGAAAACTTTGATAATTTATTAAAGGTTATACCTAATGCTAAAAGAGTAGATGGTGTAAAAGGTATTTTAAATGCACACAAACAAGCGGCCTTACTAGCAGATACTCATATGGTTTATGTAGTTGATGGTGATGCAAAACTTACTCCTAATTTTAAGTTTGAATATTATCCAGACATATGGGAAAACGACATAGTTCATGTTTGGAGAAGTAAGAATCCTGTGAATAATCTTATTTACGGGTATGGTGGCGTCAAATTATTTCCAACCCAACCTTTGCGTGATGCCACCAAATGGAATGTAGACTTCACAACTAGTATCAGTACAAAATTCAAGGCTGTACAAGTGATAAGTAATATAACAGCATTTAATACAGATGAATGGAACACTTGGAAAGCGGCATTTAGAGAATGTGCAAAATTATCTTCTAATATCATTGAAAGAGGTAAGAATGAAGAAAACGAAAAACGACTTGAAACTTGGAGAACCGTGGGACACGATAGACCTTTTGGGGACTACGCTATGGCAGGTGCTACCGCTGGTATGGAGTTTGGCCTTTCTTGCGGGGCTGATGAGTTAAAAAATATTAACGACTTTGATTGGTTAAAGGATAAATTTAATGGAAAAGTTTGAACTATTAGATAGGTTTGAATTACTATATCCTCACATAGAGAAGTTAGCAGAACTTCGTAGGCTTTATATTGACAAAGACTTATCAAGTTTATTCAAGTTAACCAATGCTAATGAAGAACTTCGTAAAGCAGTTATGGAACAAAACTTGCATAGTATCTTTAGACTAGTTGATAAGAAATACGATGATTTAAGAACAGCAATAGTGGAAGATAATAGGCATGGATTGTTTAGAATACTTGGCGATAGTCATGAAGAATTAAGAAAGGCAATGGTAGAACAGAACCTTCATAGTGTTTTTCGTATATTTGAAGCAATGGATAAGACAGAACTTGAAGACTTCCGTAAAGCAGTAGTTGAAGATAACTTGCATGGTTTGTTTAGATTACTAGGACCAGAATATGAAGAACTTCGAAAGGCTGTTGTAGAGAAAAATATACATAGCATATTTAGATGTATGCCAGATGTAGACGAAGACTTACAAAAAGCAGTTACTGAAAAAAATATTTACAGTATTTTTAGATTAATCGGAGATGAAGATCTTCGTAAGTTAGTTACCGAAGACAATGACTGGAAACTTTGGCCTGTATTAGAACGTTATACTGATACACAATTTGTTGCCGCATTTAAAAACTTCTTTATAAACAAAACTGAAATATGGGACGACTGTTTTAGTAGAGGACAGTTACAAAGTAAAGCATGGTTGATAAGAGAACTTAAAGAATTAGATCCTAAACTTGGCACAGTATTTTTATGTGCAGGTTGGTATGCAACATTGAGTACTATGCTATTTGAAAATGACTTTGAAATAGACAAAGTTAGAAGTTTTGATATTGATCCAAGTTGTGCTAGTATTGCAGAAATATTTAATAAGCCTTGGACTATGAAAGACTGGCAGTTTAAGGCAAGTACAGCAGATATAAAAGATATTAACTATTCTGGTTATACCTATAAGACACTTAAATCAGATGGTTCTGAAAGTGAATTATATGATGAACCTAATACTATAATAAATACTAGTTGCGAACACATTGACAACTTCTCAGAATGGTATGACAAGATCCCAGATGATAAGTTAGTTATTCTACAAAGTAATAATTATTTTGAAGTAGAAGAACACGTTAATTGTTCTAATAATATAGATGAATTTAAGGCACAGGCTCCTTGTAAAGAATATCTATTTACAGGAACATTGGACTTAGGCATATACAAAAGGTTTATGATAATAGGTAAAAAATAATGTACGGATACAAAGATATAAGAGAAGTACATTTTGAAATTACCCAGAAGTGCCAAGCGGCTTGTCCTATGTGTGATAGAAATCAAAATGGTGGAGCATTGAATCCACATCTAAATCTTGCAGAATTAACTTATGATGACTGTATAAAAATGTTCACACCTGAGTTTGTAAAACAACTCAAAACATTTTATATGTGTGGTAATCACGGTGATCCTATTGTTGCTGAAGATACTTTAGAAATATTCAAATATTTAAGAAGTCATAATAAAGATCTTTGGTTAAGTATGAACACCAATGCAGGTGCTAAAAAGCCTGAGTGGTGGAAAGAACTGGCAAAGACATTTGGTAGAATGGGTGCAGTAATTTTTAGTTTAGATGGATTAGAAGATACTAATCATTTATATAGACAAAATGTTAATTGGAAAATTGCTATAACCAATGCACAGGCGTTTATAGATGCTGGAGGCAGGGCTCGTTGGGATTATATAATTTTTGAGCATAACGAACATCAATTAGAAGATGCAAAAGCATTGTCAGAACGTATGGGATTTGAGAAGTTTCAAAGTAAAAAGACAGCAAGGTTTTTCAGTACAGCGAAAAGCAAAGGTAAGGAATCACATCAATCAGTAAATCGTAAAGGTAAAGAAACACAAAAACTTTCTAAACCTAAAGATGAAAAGAATATAAACAGTGCATTGAAAAAAGAAAAAGAACTAATTGCAAAGCATGGTAGTATGGAACATTATTATGACAGTACTCCTATTAAATGCAAAGTAGCAGGTCCTGGTAACTTGTATATTAGTGCAGAAGGTATTGTACTGCCTTGTTGTTGGGTAGGTAGCAGAATGTATAAATGGTGGCATAAAGATCCAAAAGTAGAACAAGTCTGGCAGTTTTTAGATAGAGCAAATAATGTTAATGCAAAAGAAGTAGGTTTGGAAAATGCTGTTAACAGCGGACTGATGCAAGATATAGAAAACAGTTGGAATATCACTGGTGTAAACAACGGTAAACTCAAAGTGTGTGCAGAAAAATGTGGCATAGGGTTTGATGCGTTTAAGGCACAATACGAATAGGATAAATATAGTTATGTCAAAATCAAAATACCCATCAGATACATTTTGTATTCTACCTTGGATACATCTAAGCACAAGACCAGACGGCAGTATGAGAGTTTGTTGTACAGCAAATGCCAGTTCTGTAGGACCAACTAATGATAAAGAGCATGGCGGTCAAGTAGGTGTTCTTAAAACAGATGATGGTAAACCTAACAACTTAAACGTCAGCGATTTCTTAAGCAGTTGGAACAGTAACTACATGAAGAACGTTCGTTTGCAGATGTTAAATGGAGAAAAACCACCTAGTTGTTTAAAATGTTATAAGGAAGAAGCCGCAGGTCATAATAGTAAACGTATGTGGGAAACAGCATACTGGGAAAAGCGTGTTGACTTGGACCAAATCATTACAGAAACAAATGAAGATGGTAGTGTTCCTCCGCAGGTACATTACATTGATTTACGTTTTGGTACAAAGTGTAACCTAGCCTGTGTTATGTGTAGTCCACATGATAGTAGTATGTGGATTAAAGACTGGAAAGCAATACATCCTAGTGTAAAAAATGAAACATTAAAAGATTCAATGCAATGGGAGGATAAAGGAAGTACCAACGGAAGTAGTTATAATTGGCACAAAAACAATCCAGTATTTTGGGAACAGTTTTACGATCAAGTTCCAAATATGAAACAAGTTTACTTTGCAGGTGGCGAGCCATTAATTATCGAAGAGCATTATGATATTTTAGAAAAGATAATTGCTTCAGGTAAAGCAGGCGAAATTGAAATTAGATATAATTCAAACGGAGTTGAATGGCGTGATGACTTGTTTGATTTGTGGAAACACTTTAAATTAGTTAGGTATCATTATAGTATTGACGCAGTTGGTGCAAGGAATCATTATATAAGATGGCCAAATGATTGGAATAGAGCAGTAGAAGCATTCCATCAATTAGATAAAGAAACAAGTAATAATGTAGAAGTAACTGTAGCCTGTGCAGTAAATGCATTGAATATATATTATGTACCAGAATTTATCAAATGGAAACTTGAACAAGGTTTTCATAAAATTAATATGTGGCCCTTTGGAGCAGGTGGAATAAACTATCACTTTGTTTATTGGCCTCCGCATCTTAATGTTAAAGTATTGCCTAATTGGTTTAAAGATGAAGTACAAAAGAAGTACGAAGAGTTTTATCCATGGTGGGAAAAGAATTGGGAATTAGGAGTTCCTAGTTGGCACAAAGGAAAGGTTGAATATGATACCTGGAGACAAGCAGGATATGGTATCAGAAGACTCCAAGGTATGGTAAACTTTATGAAACAAGATAATTGGAGTAGACGTTTACCAGAATTTCGTGAGTATATAAATTTAATTGATAAGCAACGTAACTTATCATTTGTCGACACTTTTCCTGAAATGAAAGATGTATTATTGGGAAGAGATGGCGATATTCAAGAATAAAATAGATTATTTCAAAAATAAAAGTAATACCATTTGTCCGTTACCATGGATTCATGTTACTACTTCACCTATGGGTGCTTTTCGACCTTGCTGTAATACGCAACTTAAATTAGAGCATGACGGTAAAAGAGTTGATATGCGTGACGGAGAAACTTTTGAATCCGTTTTGCATGGCCCTGCAATGGATAAATTAAGACAGCAGATGCTCGATGGCGAACGTCCAAGTGT